ACGGTATCCTCCAAAACGATTTGCAATTCCTCTTGCATAGCAATATTCGCAGCCATGCAGGCAGCCGGTAATCGGAGACCAAGTACTGTCCGCCCAATCTATTTTCGTTTTATCCATCATTCTCACCTCAATCACCACAAATCGGTAATATAAATGCCCACAGACACCATGCCGATTTTGTAATATAAATCCCAACAGAAACAGCAACCGCTACGCTTATCTATTTTACAACTCTTGTCCACTGCATCACATTCACCCCTTATTTCAAGTTTGCAACCGAGAACACAATTCCCGTGCAGTACGGTTTCCCATCTTCGTAGACCATGAATGTCTCATGTGGAATGTCCGTTTTGTACGTCCATGGAATCACGTTTCTATTCTCGTCCAGAGCTTCCTTGCCACACCAGATAGCTTCAACGCAGTTCGGGAAAACTGATTTATCATCTTCGCCATTCCAGACAGCCTTTTGTGAGAAAAAGACTTTTCCACCATCAAAACAACCGCCCTCATCATCCATGGCACCGTCAAACTCCATCAAATCGTCGGAAGCGCCGGTAATAATGACCCACCCCTTATCTTTTGCCTGTTGGATTTCCTGCTTCGTAAACATACAGCAATCATATTCTCTGCCATTAAGTATCCGAGCAAATTCTTTCATAGTCATATCCAACACCTACTCGCCTTTCTCCTCGCGTCAAAACCGACCTCCAGGCCGTAGTTCTCGCTATCCTCGTTGTTGCAGACCCACTCACCATCTATGTACCGTCGATATTCGCATTTTCCGCACATGCCCGTTTCCTCCCGAAAAATCATCTAATAAAATCTCATACATTTTAACGTCATAGAACTGACCGTCAATCAACTTCACCTGCCGTCTCTGGATGCTACGACCTCCATAGCGCGCAATCATCCAGTCATAGGTTTTCTCAATCGTATTGCCGATGATAACAACGAATACCAGTTTCCTGAAATGGAACTTCTCAAAAATATCCCGAAGAGCCTGTCCTGCATCCATTCCGAATGTTGCTTTATTGTCCGTAAAGTTTATAATGTTCAATCCATCCACGACACCACTTGACCTATTTATTTCATAGCCTATGTATCCGATTACCTCGCCGGATGAATCCAGCGAAACAAATTGATGTTTGCTCCAAGTGGAATCAGTAATCTCCATATCTTCGTAATAACTCGTGAAATTCCAGAATTTATATTTATCGTGGAACCATATTGACCTGAAACACTTCTGCAGCTCTTCTGCGTTATTAATCGCTAAATCTAACATGATTACGCCTCCCTGTATGGCACATGATACTTCGGCTTATTTACCGATTTATCGTCGATATACACATCTGCAAAAATCTTCCGGCAGTCATTCCCATGCCACTCAATCATCTCTGGTAGATTCTCGTTAACCGCATCGAATGCCAGTCCATGTTCCCTGCACCAGTCAACCGCCACTAGAAGCCGCTCTCCTTCACGGCAAGTCCAGAGAATGATTTTATTGCCCTGCCTACGGCGCTTTTTCAAATGCTCAATAAGTACCAGATTCGGTGCGCCGATTCCAGGGTATACACTTTCACATAATGTTCCGTCGAAATCAACTGCATAGATTGTGTATTTACGCTTCTCGCCCATATAGCGCTCCTTTTCTACTTGATAAATTAAAAACCAAAAATCCGTTTTCTCCTGATGATATTCACGACTGTATAATTTCCATCTTCGCATTTTACCGAAACGGTTCTCCTGTACTTTTTGGATATGTCTCTGAAATCCTTTGCCATTTCAGCACCAGGAAACGTATAAAGCCTCCAAAGACAACCGTTATTATCATAAATCGGTTTCTTTGCTATCGGTTCGCTCCCATTTTCAGACGGAATCAGAACACCAATGCTTCTACGCCCGAAGTAGAAAAACAACCAGCCATACAATGGGATTTTACTTTTTCCAAATTCCGGTTCATACTTTGGAAGCCACCATGGGTCTGTCAACGAAAACTGGAAATATATCTCATAACATTCCTGTGAAGAAAAGTCTGCTATCGAAACCAGAAATGTAAATCTCTTTCGCTTCGCAAACAATATCTTTTTATTGAATATCCTCATGGCACTGTCCTTTCAAGAAAGCCTTTTTTATTTTTTTGAAAAATTTTGAAGTGGTATTTCCCTACAATGCTTTCTTTATGGCAGATACAGATTCCATCTTTCCACAGATAACCTTTTGAATCTGACGAAACTATATCTCCATGGTTTACTCTTACCATCTTGTTGTCATCTTCATTGTATTTGGGAAATCCTCTTGTGCTGAATCCCTCTGTCTTACAGATATACTGTTCTTGGTTATATCCCATGTGGGTATCCTCCTGGCTGGAAGGCCTTTTTTATTTTTTCGGAATTAAAGGGACTAACTAGCGCCGCCAGCGGCTTCCTACAGACCCCCTCCCGCCCCATTTGCATATGACGGTTGATTGGCTGAAATACTGCACAAATTTCGATTCAAAAACTATGCATATTGCTATTTCAAGGGTGCCTTCCGTCCCTAATCATTTCAACTATTCGCTAAATATCAATTTCACGAATAATTCACCCGGGATTCTGCACAAAGAAAAGGGGACTATATTGTGTGATTAGTACAATCGCTTATAATCCATGCTCTCCTCCGTGCAAATCCATTGAATTATCAGATAACTCATAGTATTAATCTGGCAACTCATCGACGGAGCCAGGCAGAGATTCCGTTGCTTTTACCCTGGTCAGTATCTCGTCCCGGCTGAATTCTGGCCTATCTGACCTCCCATCGGTCTGGATAATCTGAATATTATCACGGTATCCATAGTTGGCTTTTAGGGCAAACATGCAACCAATGTTACCGGTCTGGATGACCTCATCATACAAGCTTGACTCACATTCAGCTTTCCATTTTTGCGCCGATTCGGAGTGTCCAGAGGCTACTCTGCCGCTATATTCGCCCCTATCCCAGCTATTCATGGTATCAGGATGAATACCAATCATAATACAATATCGCATCAAAGTTGGTTTAATCCTACATGTGCAGCAGATAACAGTATAGATATCCCAGAGTATATTTAACTCCTTAATATTATCAATATCAGCCTTATATTTACGTCTTACATCTTTTAACAGCTCTGTTAAACCTTGGGATGAACATAGGTTAATCTTGGGATGACGAGATATAAAGTCATTACAGATAGTCATGATAGTAGCAGTAATAAACTCTATATACTCTCTTTCTGATTGCTCTTTATCATCTGTATCCAGCTCTATAACAAAATTGTCTATGGTGTAATTATTATCTTTATTAGCCATATCTGTATATCTCCTTTTCTGGTCTATATATAACCTTTTATCCCTATATATGGGAGCTATATAATATATATCTATATCCCACTGCTCTGTACCTGTTTTAACTATGGGTGGGCATCCGTCTGCTGAGATTCCACGGCCAGCTCCTGGCGGTCCGATGCATCCGGAAGAATATCACGGTTAAGGCAAATAAAAAAGGCCCCAACGCATAAACAGATTTCCACATCTGTCTATAACGTCAAGGCCCCATGGGCTGGTTATACATCGCCGCGCCGCTCCTGGCCGGCGGTCTATATGTGTGGTCAAGGCATCCGAGACACTAGCACACATACACGCTAAATAAATTATTATCTGGCTTTACATTAGCAGAAAAATATAAAACTGTCAAGATAATTATTGCTCTACTCCATACTCATAAATTGTGTCACTGGGTAAATCTATATCTTCTGTCCAATATACACAAGTCCGACTCTGGTCCATTTGTGCTTGCTTAAATAGGCCATAAATATCCTTTAAATCTCCATATTGCGGTATTGTCTCTATATCCTCTTTGACATCATATAAAACCGTTTTCCCATCGTCAAAAACTACCAACAACATATAGTTGTCTAATGGCTTTACCTCTTTAATTCTTGGTATCATTCCACCACCTCCAGACAGCCGAAAAAGCCGCTTATAATGGCGG